GGTACAGACCATTCCAACATTAAAACCACCAAACATGTTGACTGAATTACGAACCAGTGCTGTGAGTGCTTTGGGCTTACGACCCATGTCACCTTTCATATCTCCTGCTTCAAATTGATTCACGTCAGTTGGTGTCAACAACATGCCCAATGAGTCAATCACCCACAACACCTTCATGCGTTCACCGTCTGGCAACGCTTTGTAATCAATCATAAATGTTGAAATAGCCTTGGCCACGTCATCAATCATGCTCATATTCAGTTTCAGCAACTTGTCTGCGCCAGTGTCTACGCCCAGTGCATGTAGCCATGTTTCATCTAGTGCATTTTCTGTATCAACCAAGATAACAAAAATACCTTGTTCTTGTGCGTTCTTCACAATGTTGCCTGAACAGATATAACTCTTGCCTGCTCCACTTTCACCGGCAAACACTGTGATCTTGCCTAGTGGAATGCCTCGATTGAAATCTCCGCTGATGAGATAGTTCAAGGCAAAGTTGCCTGTACTAATCCAATCTGTTGGATCATTAAATCCAATGCTTAGGCCTTCGATGCTTTTGGTAATGTCCTTGCGGAACTTGCTTACGTCAAATGGTTTTCCCATGATTTTCTTCCTTGTATAAATCTTTAAAAATTGCTCTGCTGTCTAATTTACGCCGCTGATCCATGTCTGCTATTTTTCCAAACGACCCTGCTAGATCTTTTTCAAACGGTTGATCCAAATGTGTCAGCATGTTTTGATAACCGTTTTCTAACAAATATCCTGGCTGGTCAGCAATACGGTCAGACAAAATCTTCTTCACTGAGTTTAACACATCTTTAGACAAGTGTCTAATATTTAGGTATGATGGTCCTGTCAATGCACCAATTACAAAACTGTTGTTGTGAAATCCCTGTGCAGACAAATAATCCACACAGTCAAAAATACTTTTATAATTCAATAAAAAATGCAACATGTTGAATGATATCTTGTGGTCCAATTGTTTGATAATCTGTAAATTATCCACAAAGTCTTTCCAAACTCCACCATGTCGTATGTATTCGAATTCTTGTTCCATGCTCTCTACACTCACCGTCCAGTGGACATTTTTGAATGTGCAAACCAAATCAAACATGCGAGTATCCACACGACTTAAATTTGTGTTTATTCGCAAATTGACGTTGGGATTGACCTGTTGCAGCAGTTCTAAAAATTCCAGGTTCTCCTTCATCAACAGCGGCTCACCGCCTGCTAGATACACATGTTTGAGTTGTGCCGCACGTTCAAAAATATATTGTTTGAATTCTTTACGTTTTTGATCCGACGGAGTGTTTATGGTCAAGTTGCGTTCACTGGCCCATTTGCTACTAAACTCTGGTGAGCAATACACACAAGCAAAGTTACACAAATTACTCCAACGTATGTCCACAGTGTGCAATGCAAAGTCGGGGGTATCATACAATGTATTGTCTACATTGCGCAGTTCTTTGAGATAGAACACACGATCACTGATTATATCAAACTTGTTTTTTTCTTGTTCTAAATTATAACAAGGATTGCATCTAGCAAACTTTTGCCCTGCTCTCATGTCTGCTTTGATTATGAAATCATTGCTGAGTATTTCTTCAATGGAGTTGTTGTTGATATTGCCAATGGGTCCAGCACTGCGTATGCAATTTTTTACTGTGCCATCAAAATTGTACATGATGCTGGTCCACGGCACAGGACAGAATGCACGGTTGGTCAGTATTTCTTTTGCATCCATTACAGTGGTACTCGAGTTTTAGCAGCACTCAATGTGAGTTCGTTGTATCTCATGCCTTGGTCGTTGGCCAGTAACATGGTTGATATCACAGTGTTGACCCAAGCATCAACTTCACAGTAAGGCCAGTCAGTTGTTTGTCCTGGTTGCGTGGCCACTGCCCCAGGTCTAATCATGGTAATAATTGGCAAATGGGTTTTGTTGCGCAGTTGGGCTATTGCATCATCCAATGCAATTTTTTGATTTCGATATTGACTCATTGATATATTACTTTGCCCTGGCACTGCCTGATCCACTGGTGACTGTGTCATCATTGTACCGATACACCATATATGTTTGCCTGGTTGCTCTTGCCAGGCCTGCCATACAGCATACAACAACTCAGTTTGAGCATATCCTGCTTGTGCATTGTTTATAAAAATATCACAGGGTGCGATTTTTTCCACAATCTTAACAGTGTTTCTAATGTTGTCACCGTGGCGTCTGCTCAGTCCCACAATTTCATGTCCACGGTCGGCAAGAATTTTTGCAAATGCTTGTCCAATGCCTGCTGTGTGTCCAGTTATGGCTATTTTCATCGATAGTAGTCCCAACGAACAATGCCACGCAGTTGGTCTTGTGCTGCGGTCCATAACTGTAATTCCACAGTGTTGTCTTCACCTGATGCCACTGTGGATTTTAATTCATCAGGAACATCAGCTGTTCTTGTTAGGTGGTTGCTGTGCTTTACACTCAACACCGAAGGAGTTTCTAACAATGCCCAGGAATTTTTTAAATTGTGCTGTTGCACATAAGAAAAAATATTTTTCAAATCGCTGATGTTCAATGCACTCACTGTGGTCCAAGTATTCAATTCATGCAAGCCCATGGCCTGATATGCTTGAATATTTTGTTCAACATCTTGCCATTTGATGGGCCAGCGCACATAATCATAACCGCGGCCGATGCCATCCAGGCTCACAGTGACGGTGACTTTGACACCACGGCTGACCAGGTCGGGCAATACTGTGATCAATTTACTGCCATTGGTATTGACCCGCAAGTATTTTACGTTGGGCGGCAAATTTTGCAACAACTTTAGGTAGTTGGGACTGGCACTGGGCTCACCACCATTTATGTCCATTTGCACAATTCGTTCCACTGGCAATGTATCAATCAACTCACTGTTGTTGATTTTGGTATATTCTTTTGAACGCAGACTGCCTATTTTGGTGCTTAGTTTTTCATTGCATGTTTGACATGCGCTGTTGCACACATTATCCAACACGCCACCCAACACAAGATAATCAGATCTTGCATCCAACAATTGAGCATGAGTGTTCAACGAGTGTTGTCTGATGCTTTTGTTTCCAACATTTTCTGATTCTTTGCAACGAATACATTCACTGGGCCAGGAGTCTTGTGCCATTGATGCACGAGTATTTGTAAGCCATTCACTGGAATCCATTTGCTGTAGTGTTTCAAACTGCGGTGCTTCAATCATGTGGCCACATCGGCTCACTGTACCATTGGTATTGAATCTCACAAAATGATCAAGTCTGGGGCAATACATGTTTTATAATATCTGGATGGTTGAGATGATAATAGGTTGTTAATTGTTTCCAGGTCATTTCCTGACCTGCCAGATCCAATAAAATTTGATCTAAGTACAACCAAAGCTCAATTGATTTATCATCTTGAAACAATTGCTTGATAAATTCTTGTGTGGGTTTGTTTACTTTTGCATCATCATTGATGTCTGCGATATTGCCAAAAGTTTGAAAATTTCTAAATCTTATCAAAGTATCATCACGCAAGTATTTGCTGAGATTTGCCACCCAATGAAATTGTGGCAAGTAATGTGTGTTTAAAAATTTATAACGTCGAGCAAACCAAAATGCAGTTAAATAATCTAATTCAGGGTGGTCGCGTTGAAGATGTTGCAAGTAAGTGTTGATGCCACTGACATACCTGGCTCGTGGATTACGGATATACACATCTACATAGTCAAGAGCACTTATTTCGTCATTGGTGAACACAGCAAGATTGTCTCTTGACTGCTGAATCCGCAAACTGCTGCTTCCGTTTTTCTGAATTAGATAAACCCATTGATTGTGAAGTGGCATTTCTACCACTTCACACTTTGTTGGAAACAGCTCTGTGTCCAGAGCTGTTTTCATTACTTGGCTTGACGGCTACGGATCATGGCCAGGATATCCTGGGCATTTTGTCCTGAGGCTGCAGGCTTGGCCACTGGTGCGGCTGCTGTAGGAGTGTCGTCTTCGTCAAAGTCACTTGCTGGTGCAGGTGCGGCCACTTTGAGTGCAGGCTTGGCTGCTGGTACGTCTTCGTCAACATGGCTGGCGCCTGAACCGCCAGGTGCTTGTACACCAGCAGGACGGAAGTACTGACCCCAACGTTCTGTGTCGTATGGTTGTCCATCTACACTGGCCTCAAACATCTCTTTGATGACCCGGAGTTCAACATCGCCAGGCTTCTTGGGCAAGAATGTGCTCAAGTCAAACAGGCCATGTGTGGCAATTGCAGCCTGTTCTGCTTCTGTGAGTGCAGATTCTTTACGTGCCCACTTTGATGTTGAGTAGTCAGCAAAACCACCTTTGGCAGTCTTTGACACACGGAAGTCCAAGCCACGCAGGGTGTCTGTGGGCATTTCTTCCAGCTCAGGATCCATCAGCGCACCTTTGATAGTGGCAAAGATTTGTGGCCCAATGATGAAACGTCGAATGGGATTTTCTGGAGTCTTGTCTTCGCTTAGTGGGTTTTCACGCACAAAGCCTTGAAAGATGTAACTGCGTTTCTTCCAGTACTTGCGACCCATTTCTTCAAGGCTCTTGTCCTTGAACCAGGTGCGTACTTCTGCCAAGATAGGACAGGCTTCGCCCCACATCTCCACACA